GATTGCTGAAAAAATGGACAACGATGTATTCGCATTGTTCAACTCTTTCAGTGCTTCTGTAGGAACTGAAGACAGCCCAGTAACTGTTAACAACATCCTAGACGCTGTAGCGACACTACGCCAAGCAAAGGTTATCGGTCCCTTAGCGTGTGTGGTGGGTCCAAGACAAGCACTTCAACTTAAGAAGGAACTTGCTGGAACTGGCGGCACAACAGCACTAACAGCCAACGCAATTGGTAACGAAGCACTTCGTGGTTACTACATCGGCACACTTGCTGGATGTAATGTATATGAGAGTGCGTTAGTTAAGTCAGATTTAGACACTGACACTGACACTGAACTTAATATGGTAGGTGCGGTATTTGCTCCAACAGCCATTGGACACGCTATCAGAGGCGGTGTTGTAATGGAAGAGCAAAGACAAGCGGCGGCTCGTGCTACAGACATTATGATTTCTGTAGTTAAAGGCGAAGCAATCCTTCAAAACAGCCACGGTGTTAAAATCGTAGGTTCCGCTACTGACTAATAAATAGTTTAGAGCGAGGGTAGGGATTAGGTTACTGACATTACCTAAAACCAAAATAGAAGGGGGTGTGGAAACATACCCCCTTTTATCGTCTTTATCCATACCATTATCTTAAATTCACATAAATACATTAGAAGCAGTAGGACTGCTCAACTATATTATAAATCACGGGGAAGGACTTCGTATGGCATACGCAACATTAAATGATTTGCTAGATGTGGATCCGCACATTACCGATTACGGTGTGTTGGAGTGGGCAACAGAGTTAGCCAAATCAGAACAAGAAATCAATAGACTTTTATCCGTTAGATGGTTTCCTTCATACCAGAAGGGACGCACTGACATTCGCTATTCCAATTTAGCCGTTCTTATGGACGAGGACAAATTGGATCCAACACAATGGACTAAAGCAACAGTCTTTCACGCATTAGCATATCATATATGCCCTAAGTTAACCAAGTTTGAAGCGGAACCAGATAGATTCCGTGAAATGATGGACTACTACAAGGCAAGATTTGAAGATGAGTTTGACTTATGCTTACGCCAAGGAGTTCGCTACGACGCCAACGATGACAATGTTTATCAGGATGTTGAAAAAACCCCAGATGTGTTTTTGAGACTGCGAAGATAAAGGTATGATTGATGTCCATTAGAGAAGATTTAGCAAATAATATAGTTGAGACGCTTAAGGAAATAGAACTTCCGCGTCCAGTCCTAGTCACACGCCAGCCTTTCAATGTTGAAGAGTTGGCTATCACACAGTTTCCAGCACTTTTAGTTCAAACAACTACAGAAGACAGAGAACTACTTACTATGGGTGCCACTTCAGGGCGAAAACAAGGCACCATCCGTTATCAAATCAGAGGTTTTGTGCGTGGCACAGAACTAGACACCAAACGCAATGATTTAATTGAAGCCATTGATGAAATTCTTGATGGCGATAGATATCGCGACAAGACAAAATCAGTGGTTATGGATAGTATAGTGGTAGGAATCGAAGTTATTGAAAGACAACCGCCATTAGCGGAGTTTGTAATGAACTTTGATGTAACATACAACTATGTGATGGGGAACAACTAACAGCGGAGCGTGAAGGCTTTGCGAAGGAGTATATAGACTATGAAAATACATAACAAAAAAGGACAAGTCAAATTTATAGATAAAGACAGACTTGATTATTATATTTCTCAAGGTTGGAGTGCTGATGGTAAGGAAGAGAACACTATCAAACTAAAACCAGTGAAAAAGAATACGGTATCGCCTAAACCCGCCGTTGACGAAGAAGATTCCAAGTGGGCTTCTTTGGAAGAAGAGGTTAGCAACTTAACAAATGATACAGAAGGAGAATAATTATGGCATCATTAGTGGGAAACGCTGGCGTCATCAATGTGGATTCACAGGCGGTAGCGGAAATTAGAAGTTATTCAATTGAACTAACTTCAGACACAATCGAGCAGACAGTGATGGGAGATGACGCTCGTCAGTATGTGAAAGGTTTACATTCATTCAGCGGTAGTGCTGATGTGTATTGGGACGCTTCACACTTTGACGCAACATCAAACCCAGATTTGGATGGTTTAATCCAAGGCACAGTAGGTGACGCACCAGTAGGTATCGTAGTATACCCAACAGGTAGTGGAGCAAACTGGAGTGGAAACATCCTTATTACTGGATACAGCATTACAGCACAAATGGACGGAATGATTGAGGCTTCAATCTCTTTCCAAGGCAGTGGTGCGTTAACATACACAGCCGCTTAATAGAGGTAGTGTAAGTTGGCACAAGTTGATATATTAGGTATCAAACAGGCAATGACGGCGTTGTCGGAAGAGATTAAGGCTGTCATTGACGAACACGCAAACTTCATTAAGAGTACTGTAACAAGTAAAACTCCTAAGCGAAGTGGAAACGCGAGACGCAATTGGAAAAAATCCAAAAGCGATGGAACAGGGTTCGAAGTTGAAAACCGTGTTCCATACATCGAGCGTTTAGAAGCGGGTTATTCAAAACAAGCCCCAAGAGGATTTGTTAATCAAACTCTTAAGGCAACATCTAGAAGGAGAAAAAGATGACAGACGGAACAAATCAAACCGTAAAACCAATGGAAAAAATCACTGGGCATTTTAGAAATAAAATCACAAACCAGATGAAATCCATTTATGTCCCAGAATGGGATTTAGAAATCTTCTTTAAGGAAGTAAACACCTTAACAGAAGAGAGCAAAATGCTCGCACTTGCCCAAGCAGGCAAGACAATTGAAGCACTTGTTGAAACTCTTATTTCTAAATCAAGAGATAAAGACGGAAACAAAATCTTCAAACCCGCTGACAAAGTCACATTGATGAATGAGGCAGACCCAGCGGTAGTCATCAGGGTAACTGGTGAAATCAATAGTGCCAACCAAGATTCCAATATGGAGTTTGCGGAAAAAAACTAAGAGCAGACCCAGATTTAGTGTTCGCGTATAGGTTGGCGAAGGATTTGGGTCTGTTAGTTAAGGATGTGCTTGAAATGACAACTGCGGAATTTGCCGGATGGGCGGCTTTCTATAAAATGGAAGCAGAAGAAAACAGAAAGGCAATGAATGCGGCTAAGGCACAAGGTAAATTGAGAGGAAAATAACAGTGGCACAAGACATTTATATTCGGTTTAAGGGGGACGCAAGTCATCTTAACCGTACACTAACACAAGTTAATAGGAGTATGCGGACTCTTGATAAAAATAGCAAGATGGCACGCGGTGCTCTCAATCGTGTTGAAGGTGCGGCGAGTAGAGTGTCAACAGCACTTAGGGTTGCTGGAGCGGCTTTCATAGCCTTTGCCGCAACCGCTGGTATTAGAGGAATTGTTCAAGCAACAACAACCTTTGAAGGATTCCGTGCTCAGTTAACAGCATACCTTGGAAGTCAGGAGCGAGCGAACGCCGAATTAGCAAGAATGGAGCAACTTGCTAAGGGGCTCCCTCAAACACTACAAGACTTAACAAATGGTTTCGTTGTTCTTAATAGATATGGATTAAGCACAACAAACGAAAGTATGACAGCATTCGCCAATATTGCGAGTGCTAATAATAAATCATTATCTCAATTAGCAGAAGCACTTGGTGACGCACTAACAGGTGAATATGAGCGTCTAAAAGAGTTTGGTGTTAAGATAAGAACTGAAAACGGTAGAACAACTGTTATGCTGGGAGATCAAATTCTTGGTGTGGCAAACAGTGGACAAGAACTTGTTGGTATTGTTCAACAGTTAGGACAAGAAGGCGGAAAATACTTTGGTGCGGCTGAGAAACAAGCAACAACACTAACTGGTGCTCTATCAAGATTAAATGACAGCGTAACACGAGCACAAAGAAACATTGGTGACGCTGGATTTGGTGCGGCAGTTGGACAACTTGCTGACAGAATATCAACAGCATTAGACAGCAACACTGAACTAACAGAAAGCATTTCAAGAGGCTTAACAACAGCAACATTGATAGCCAGTGATGCTTTGTTCTTGTTGTTTGAAAACTTTGACAAGGTATTGATTGCCATAGGAGCACTAATTGGTATTGGTATTATCAAATGGATGTACAGTTTAGGCAGAATGATTATCAGCGTAGTGGTAGTCGCTGTTATGGGACTATGGAAAGCATTTAGAGGACTTGCTGTATTCTTGGTTAGACATCTTATTAGAGGTGCTCTTGGTGCCCTTGCTGTTGCGTTTGGTAAGATTGTATTAGTAACAGGAGCAGTAGCCGCCGCGGCATATGGATTAGCCAAGGCGTGGGATTGGGTATTTGGAACCTCAATGTCAGAAAGCATTGAGAACTTTGCCGACAAGGCAATGGAAAAGATTGGCAACATTACAGATGAAATTGCTGGCTTGGGAGGGGAAGCAATTGAAAGTGTAATTGGTGTTGATAATCTAAACGCGGCATTGAGTGCTGGTGCTGACATTATGTCAGGTTTAACAAGCATCACAGGCGACTTAACAACATACCGTGAACGACTTGCTAAAAGAACTCAAGAACTAATGGAGTTAAGCAAACAGAATAATGTTCAAATGTCAGAAGAAGAAGCAAAGCGTTTGGCAATACTTGACTTAGAGAAAAAACAACAACAAATTGAAGAAGCAAGACTTCAAAAAATATCAGAGTATCAAAAAACACAAGAACAAACATTACAAGATACAGCGGACGCACTTAGACTTGAAATTAGTCTATTAGGTAAGAGTGAAACCGAGAGAGCGGCGGCACTTGCTGGATTAAAAGCAGAACAAGAATTAAGAGACAAAAATCTCAAGGCAAAACCAGAAGAAATTAAAGCATATGGACAGTTAATTGCCCAACGAGAAAAAGAACTTGGTGCTCTAAGAGAAAAACTAGCATTAGAAAAAGCATTGCTAGAATTTAGAAAACAATCAACAGCGGTAGAAGAAGTAAACGCTGGCATTGGTGCTTTTGGAAGAATGAATCCTCTAGAAGGCATCAACAAAACTTATAGTGATGAACTAAAAGGTTTACAGCGTTTAAGAGACGCAGACAAAATAAATGAGGAAGAATACCTCAGAACAAAAGCAAGACTTAACCAAGAGTATGCTGACAAGATACACGACATTAGAAAACAAGATGCTCGTAGACAGTTAGAACTCAACGGTGTTACCAACTCAACAATCATTGAAGCCGTCGAGGCACAAATGGATGCTGTGAAAATGATACAGCAAGGCGGTGTAGTAGGTGCTCAAGGAGCACTTCAGGCAATGAATAATGTGCTGGGGCAAATGGCTGGAAGTAGTAAAGAAGCCTTTGAAGCCCACAAGGCACTGAGTATCGCCCAAGCGTTAATAAGCACATACCAAGCGGCGGCAATGGCTATCGCTTTCCCACCGGGCCCACCAATTTCGTTGATTTATGTGGCAGGTGCGATTGCGGCTGGTATGGCACAGGTTAACGCTATTAGAAGCCAACGCTATTCAGGGCGAGCGTTAGGTGGTCCCGTTATGTCGGGTGAGTCTTACATAGTAGGTGAAAACGGACCCGAACTCTTCACCCCAACCAACAGTGGAAACATCACAAGAAACCAAGACTTGGGTAGTCGTCCGGTGGAAATCAACTTTACAATAAACGCCGTTGATACTACATCTTTTGATGAACTGCTGATACAAAGAAAAGGCGTCATTCAACAAGTGATTAGTGATGCGATGTTAGAAAGCGGACAAAGGAGTAGATTTTAATGGCTGATATAGTAACATTATATCCACAGAGTCCTTCATTTAATGCGGTATCATTTAGGGTTAATACGCCTAGCATTACGACAGAGACTTATAGTGGTAAATTAAGAAGAACTGGATACGGAAATTCCTTTTATACTTGGCAGGTTAAGTATCCAACATTAACGCCAGGACAAGCAGGCATAGTCACAGGCTATCTTGCTCAAACACTAGGACCCGCATTTAGTTTTGAAATTATCTTACCAGAACTTTCTTATTCTAAAAGTCCAAACCAACCAAGCACTACACCTTACCTAAGCACAGCGGCAAGCAAAGGTGACAAGGTTGTGTATCTTGACAACTGTGGTAATAGCAAAATTATCTTAGCAGGTGATTTTATTAAATTTGCTAATCATTCAAAAGTTTATCAGGTGGTTGGAACAGCAACTTCAAACGCAAGCGGTGAGATGACACTTTACTTTAGTGGTAGTCTTGTTAACGATGTTCCAATTAGCACAAACTTAATATTCAATGGTGTTAGATTTACTGCTGTAACAGAAAATGATGTTCAACAGTTTGATGTTGGAAGCGGCGGGATGACATCATTGAGTGTCAATATGCGTGAGGTATGGTAAATGAAAAGTTTCTATACAGACACAACTCTTAGAGACGAGTATTATCGTGATACAAACTTTGCTGTTGATTTAATTGAATTACATCTTAAGGACGCCAGCGATGCTGACGATCCGTTATACCTTGCTTCAGGCGGTATAGACATTGACTACAATTCGCCAACGGCTCCAACCGCTGGCACAAATACATATTCAGCACAAGGACAGTTTATGAGTTACACCAACATTGGTGAAGACTTTGATGTTAAGGTTGGTAAATTTACAATCAACATATCAGGACTGCCAAGTGGTTACATTGACAGATTTGTAAACAAGGAACCAGAACTAAAGAGGGTTGTTGTTTACAAAGCATTCCTAAGCACAACAGATTTAAGCATTGTTTCAACACCAATACTAATGTATGATGGTGTTATATTCAATGTGGCAATACAAGAGAGCAATGTTACTTGTTTAATCAATGTGGATTGTTCAAGTAAGTTTGCTGACTTTGAAAGAACAGCAGGTAGAAAAACAAATAACTGGAGCAACTGGTTATTACAAAATGACAAATACGATACCTCAATGGAAAAGGCGGGGTATGTAGGCAACACAGAATTCTTATGGGGTAGAACAGAATAATGATAGTAAGAACAATGCGTCCAGAAGAAATTGATTTGAATGTCAATCTGTTTCGTCAGTATGCTGATGAGGCAAGCGAAACAAATCCAACACTAGGTGCTCAGTACGATGAGCAAAGTGTTATCACAAGCATTAGACAACGCAACATCAATCCAGAATATTGTTGGTTTAGTTTATTAGACAATGGACGCCCCGTTGGCTTTATCAGTGGTGCTGTTACACAAGCACCTTGGAATTTAGATATAATTTACGCACACATTGAAATGATATATGTGCTTAAAGAAAAACGCAGTATAGACGCTTTTAGACGCCTTGTAACCGCCTTTGAAGAGTGGGCAGTTAATATGGATGCTGTTGAAATTACTGCTGGCGATATTGGTGTTAATCCAGAAAGAAGCAAACGAGTATATGAAAGTATTGGCTTCAAAGAAGGATGCTTTATGACAAGGGAGATTGAAGTATGAGTGGAATAGTCAAAGGCATCAAAAAAGTTGTCAAGGGTGTCGTTAAGGTTATAACAGGTGTCGTTAAGGCAGTAGTTGATGTTGTATCCAGTGTTGTCAACTTTGTTGTTCAACCATTCCTTGGCTTGTTTGGTGGTTATGATGTTCCCAATGCGGATCAAGAAGCGGCAAGACAACAAGGTGTTCAAGGACAAAGAACAGGTAGTGTTACACCAATTCCAGTGGTATATGGATATCGCAAGGTTGGTGGTGCTGTTACATTTGCTGAAACAGGTAGTAGCAATAACCAATACCTTTGGGTTGCTTATGTTTTATCAGAAGGTACTGTTGAAGGTTTGCGTGAAATCTTTATTGATGATAACCAACTACCAGCGGATATTATTGCTAATCTAAACAACGGACAAACCGTTGATATTACCACAGGCAAATACAAGAATAGAGTAAGACTACAATTCAGTCACGGTTTATATTTCTCGGATCCATCAACAAGCACACTAGGCACTTGGAGTATTTGTAAGGACGCACCAAGTTGGAAACCAACAATGGTATACAATGGTATGGCTGTATTATTTGCTAGATACTATTGGAAAAAAGTTGAAACACAAGAAGATGCTGATGCTAATCCATTCAGCGGAAATATCCCAGAAATTAAGGCTTGTTTATTAGGTAAGAAGGTTGCCAGTTTAACATCAGGCACACCATCAAGTTATACATACGCCAACGCACCAGTAAGATATTCAACTAACCCAGCAGAATGTTTATTGGATTATTTGAGAAACCCTCGTTATGGTAAGGGTTTGTCAAATGATGATATTGATTGGACAAGTTGGGAAGCCACAGCGGCAAAATTAAATCAAGAGGTTGAATATGTGAGTGGTATTAGAGGTCCCATTCATACTTTTAACTATGTTGTTGATACAGCCAACACACTATTCAACAATGTTAAATCAATGCTACCAAACTTTAGATGTTATATGCCTTATGTTCAAGGCAAGTTTAAGTTAAGGGTAGAAGATGCTGGCAATGCCTCAGATATTACTTCAGGTAGTGCTACTATTGTGGCAACATTTACAGAAGATAATATTCAGGGCCCAATTACATACACGGCAATTGAGGCAACATCAAAATACAATCAGGTATCAGTCACTTATGTTAATCCAGACAACAAATGGAGTAACGATACAATAGTCTATCCAGAAACAGAAGCGGAAAGACAAACTTACATAGATAAAGATGGTGGGCGTGTCAACAAGTTAGATGTGACATTTGGCGGTATCACCAACTATGCCATAGCAAAAGATATGGCAAAACTAATGTTTAACAAATCGCGATATCAGGAATCTTGTAGTCTTACAGTGACTTCACAAGGTTTAGAATTAGAAGTTGGTGACAACATTAGAGTACAGGGTCATTTATTAGACTTTGGCACAACACCTTGGCGTATAGTTTCAATCAAATATAATAATGATATGACGGTGGAACTTGGTTGTGTAAGAAATCCAGACACAATCTATCCCCACACGAGATACAACGAAGAAGACATAGTCTTACCAGTCTATACACCACGCGGTGCTACCATTCTTTATCCAGAGTTTAATACAACGGTTCCAATTGGACTTGTTCCGCCTTCAAATGCTGAAACACCCGTTGTTCATTATCCACCAGTAATTTATGGTGTATCACCACAGACATATACTGGTGCTCAAGTTACTACCATAACTGTTACAGGTGTTAGATTTCAAACAGGTTTAACTGCTATATTCATTGGTGAAGATGGAACACAAATTACACCAACTTCAGTAACAAGGGTTAGTGAAACTGAGATTGAAATGGAAACTACCTTGGCAATGGACAATAGTAATCAACCATATGATATCAAAATTACAAACAGTCCAACATTTGGTAGTTTGAGTTGTAGACAAAACAATGTTATTAGAGTAGATGGTGTGGAACCAGCACCTTCACCACCAATTCAGGATCCACCAGAAGTGGAACCACCAGAGGATCCAATTATTACTCCAACACCAACACCAACACCACCAGAGGGTCCACCAATTACAAACCCACCGGAGCCAACACCGGAGCCATTACCATTAACTGATGTGGCTGACATTACAGAAATTGATTATACTGTTGATGTTGATTTGGTTTATGCTGACATTTACTTTATACAACCAGAAAATCCAGCGTATGAATTGCTTCAGGTTTATTACAGAAGACAATCAGCCGCGGAACCTTGGCGTTATCAAGAAGTAACTGACAAACCAGGACCCGGCGGAACAGCATCATTTAGAATGGGCCCATTCGCCAAGACAAGCACAAACCTTATTACAGTAAGAACTCGTGTTAAGTATGTGACTGGTGAATTCAGCACCAAGATTAACAGCATATTCTTAAATCCAGCAACCGCTGAAGATACTACGGAACCAAAAGATTTCCAAGAAACAGTTGGACAAGGTTGGACACCACCAACTCCAGGTGAAGTTACTGACAGAGACAACAAGATTGCTACACTTGTTGGACAAACTGTATTATCAAGCAGTCAACCAACAAATCCAAGAAGCATTGATTTTACACTAACACAAGATATTCAAAACTATGCTGTGAACTTTGATGTTAATGGATGTAGAATTTACTACAAACCTTCAAACCTAGATGAATGGGAATATCAAGATTATTTGTTTGGCGACAGTTATGTTCCAGGCACAACCAAAACAGTTAGACTTGCTGATTTAGGTAGTCCAACATACCCAAGCATACCAAGTACGGCACAAAACAATTATGATTTTATATTCCGTTTGAAATATGTGGATGGAAAAGAAAGCAGTAATCAAATTCGTTATATGGGCGTAGGTGTTGAAAGAAACGCATTTCAAAGTCTTGATTACAATCCTCTATATGGTGAATATGCTTACAATGAAGATAGCACCAAGTACAATATTAAATTAACGGATCCATCAGCACCAAGCAACAAAGACTTAATCACTGTTAATGTTGATACACTATTTGCTGATTATAATGGCGAGAACATTAGATTGTTCCTTATTCCACCACACGCAAGTTTCTTGGCTGATTGGGCTGGTATAAATGTAAGAACAAGAAAAATTGAACCCGGCACGGATCCAGATTACACAGACAATATTATTACAAGTGTTGGTTTAACAACAGAAGGCAAATGGTTTAGTTATATTCCAATCACTTATGAAGATGAATATGAAATTGTTATTACACCTTTATATTGGAGTGGTGGACAAAGACTTGAAAGCAAGTATAGTTGGTTAGGTAGCGGTTATATCACCAACAGAACTACAGGTGCGGATATTCCAACAAACGGATTTCCACCAAACTTTGTTCAAAAATATAATTTTAGACAATTGACTACCGCTGATGCTTTGAAAGAAGTGGATAAACCATTCCCAGCACCAGTAAACCCAAGAATTAACATTGAGAAATGGCAATTGGTTGTTCCTAAGAGTTATGACAATGCCCCGAACGCATATTTCCAATTGGTATTCAAACACAATCATATTAACAATTATGTTAAATTAAACATCTATCGCAGATACTACAATCCAAACTACTACAGTTGGGATTTGAATAGACACGGTGCTGGTAGATGGGAAAAGGTAGAAATTACAACTACAAATGCGGGTGGAACTGTAACTGCTAACTTAAAATTCCCATTGAGTTATCAGGAATACAATCCTTATTTCAATCCAAGCAATGCTGAAAGCAGTTCAAATGTTAAATTAAGATTGCCAGGTTGGGTTGAAACCAGTGTTACATCAGCACAATACTATCAATATATTGCTGTGGTTGAAACTACATCAGGTGAAAGCACCGTTGGATTGTTCTTACCAGCAATACTTGGTATTAATACACAAGGCACTTATCAACCACAAGCAGGTGGTAGGGTAATTGAAGTGGATCCAACTGATTACAGTGATTATGTGGTGGCATTGGGCAAAAACCTAAACCAAGCAATTACACCATTGGCAGATAGTGCTCGTAGATTTGGATATAAGTATTTCAACACTTATACACTAACAACAGTAAACCCGGTGAGGAAATAATATGGCATTACCAACAGTTAACGGAATATACAATCCTTTCACAAATGTAATTGAAGCACCCAGCACCAGTGCTTGGAGCGAAAACACCAGTTGGCAGAATTGGACAAGTTGGACAGGCACACCGGCGGCACAACTTACTTGGTTAACTGATACACTGGATTTAGGTAGTTCGGTATATTTCAATCTTACAATTAACACAGAAGCAGTAGGAACCATCAGCCAATATGTGGTTTACACAAGTACCACTGGACAATTTAACGGCGAAGAAACAGTAACCACAATAACACCAGGTGACACCAACATAGAAGGCTTTTATGGACAATATGTGGTAGTCAAGATAACGGTTGATTATGTGCCGGCAAGTGGGGATCCGCAAATTACTTCAATTAACACCAACGCAACTTCCGAGAGATTAGAAATTGTTTTAACTGACATC